CGGCCAATGTCGCGCTCCCGCCTAGTTTGGCGGCCAATGTCGCGTCCCCGCCTAGTTTGGCGACCAATGTCGCGCTCCCGCCAAGTTTGGCGGCTCAATAATTAGATAAGCTATGAAACCTTCTTACATCCTACAACAAGTGAACGACCGGCTATCTCAGATAGAGGAGTTCAAGTATATAGATCGCAACTGGGGACAGCTGGACCTTGAGACTCCCGCTGTTAAGTTTCCCTGCGCCATCTCCGACATTGAGCAGATGTCATACACCGACCTCTTGGCCAAGGCTCAGATTGCCGAGTGCGAGTTCACCGTTACAATAGCGGTGCAGAACTTCCACAACTCGTCGCAGAAATCGCCCTGCAAGGCCCAGTCCAACGACATCTACAACCTAATAGATGCCGTGAACCTACACCTGCAAGGATACGGCACAGAGAGCCTATCCCCATTCCGCCGCCTCTCGCTCCAGAAGATAGAGACCGAGAAGGGATACGCCGTATACCAGTTGCGCTACTCCACTGCCACCACCACGCAGGTCGTCCCTAGACACCCATCATCAGCCAAGCCGGCGCCTAGGCTTTTGGTCGCCCTGAAGAAATAGTCGTGCCAGCAGCCATGCTTGGCGGCCATTTCAATCACTTAGTCGTGCCAGCAGCCATGCTTGGCGGCTATATAATAAGTCGCGCCAGCAGCCATGTTTGGCTGCCATTTCAATCTCTAATAACTTGAAAAACCATGATAACACCCGAAGAACTGAAATCAGTGCTCTACTCTTACCAGATAGAGCAGATTACCGACGAGGACAACGACATTGTCCAGGAGGCTATCGACACCGCCGAGATGCTGGTGCGGGGCTATCTCGACAGCGCCAACAAGCGACGCGAGACCGCGGGTCTCTCCAAGCAGCAATACCGAGCCTGGAAGATCTACGACATCGACGCTATGTTCTGCGCCGAGGGCAGCGAGCGAAACCTTCTCCTCCTGCGCATTATCAAGAGGATTGCCGCTTTCAATATCATTGAGCTCAGCTGTCCCGATGTGCTATTGGACAAGATGCAGAACATCTACAACGACACTATAACGCTATTACAACGCATTGCCGGCGAGGGCGAATACGCCTTCAGCCGCTATGTGATACCCAAGGCTATTTTCATCAGCGACAGCGAGGAGGTAGAGACGGACGGCCGTCCGTCTATACCCTCCGGCCTCGACCTGCCTTTCCGCATGGTGAGCCGTGCCAAGTTCCGCCACGAGCCTATCTAGTCCCGCCTGCCGCCATGCTTGGCCTCTATACAATAAGTCACGCCTGCCGCCATGCTTGGCCTCTATACAATAAGTCACGCCTGCCGCCATGCTTGGCGGCTATATAATAATCTAATAATATTTCACAATGAAATCACTTTCATCACAGCTGGTGCGCCGTCTCTCCATTAAGACTCGCACCGATATTGCCGACTGGCGCAATGCCGAGGCCGCTACCGAGAGCCAGCAAAATCCGAGGTTCTATCTTCTGCAAGATATTTACAAGGCCGTTGCCAACGACGCCCTTTTGTCGTCGCAGATAAGCAACAGGCAGGAGCCTATCATCGGGCTCAAATGCGAGCTCGTGGACTCCGCCGACAAGGTCTGCGAGGCCGAGACTGAGAGGCTGAACGCCATGCCGATACTTCAGGACCTGATACAGGCGATACTCGACTCCGAGCTATACGGATATTCCCTCGTGGAACTCTCCGACGGCCCGGCTATGTCGATTCTGCCGCGAAGGAACTTTGACCCCGTGTTCGGAAGGTTCTTCCCCGACGCCACTGGCCCAAACTGCATAGACTACCGCTCTATGAAGGAATACGGCAAGTTTGTCCTCGAGTTCAGGGCCTCTCATATCGGGTTACTCAACAAGGTGGTGCCACACGTTTTGTTCAAGAAGTTCGCCCAATCATGCTGGAGCGAGCTTTGCGAGATCTACGGCATTCCACCTCGTTTCCTAAAGACCAACACGCAAGACCCCGACATGCTCCAGCGCGCCGAGGTCATGCTCAGGGATATGGGTTCCGCAGCCGCCTTCGTTATCGACCAGAGCGAGGAGCTCTCGTTCGCCTCGGGCGTAGCAACCAACGGCGATGTCTACAACAACCTCATAACCCTTTGCGACAATCAGATCTCAATGGCCATCTGCGGCGCCATCATCGGACAGGACACCCAGAACGGAAACTACTCAAAGGAGAAATCCAACCAGGAACTCCTCCAGCGTCTCATCAACTCCGACAAGCGTATGGTCGAGCTCAATATGAACTCCACTGTATTGCCCGCATTGCGCAAGCTGGGTTGGATAGCCGACAAGTGCCTGACATTCCGTTTTGCCACATCCGAGGATACCGAGTCGCTTTGGGACAAGGTGCTCCAGGTGCTCCCATACAAGGATGTGGACTCCGACTGGCTTTCCGAGAAATTCGGAATGCCCATCAAGGACAAGGTCTTTCCTCAATCCAACGTCCAGAACGCCGCCATGCTTGGCGGTGTCTCTTCCGGTTCTTCTCTCCCGCCAGCCGCCATGATTGGCGGCAATTACTCCAATTACGATTTTTTCGCCTAATGCAACCCGACAGAGCATATTTTGCCGGGTTGCATTCAGCATTAGAAAGCCTTTACAACAGCATTGAAAGCCCTTTGTCCATTGTCAACTATCCATTATCCATTGATAATTCCATGCCTCCTTTCGACGATTCCTTCTACGATGCGGTAATCAACGAGCTCTACGGAAATGGCGGATACTCTCCCGACTACCTCACAACACCCAATGGCTCGGCACTCATCGGCGAGACCAACCGTGTGCTTATGGATGCCGTCACCAAGGGAGTGTCATCGATAACCGAGGAACCCGACCCGGCATTCTCGGCGGCATTGGCGCAGAACACATTCATCTTCTCGGGTTTCAAAACCCATCAGGAGCTTCAGGAGGCAAACAGCCTTCTCCGCGACAAGGACGGCAACCTCCGTCCCTTCGATGAGTTTAAGCGTGACGTGGACAAGTTGGGCAAGGAATACAACCATAACTATCTCCGTGCCGAATACAACCACGCCGTGCAGTCAGCCCAAATGGCCGCCAAGTGGCAGGAGTTTCAGAAACACAAGGATTTTGTAAACCTCCAGTACCGCACCGCTGGCGATCAGCGCGTAAGGGCCGAGCACGCAATACTCCACGGCACCACCTTGCCCGTGGATCACAAGTTTTGGTCAAAGTATATTCCTCCGCTGGGTTGGAACTGCCGCTGCACTGTAGTTGAGGTTCTCAAGGACTCATACCCAGAGAGCGACAGCGAGGAGGCCTCCCGAGCCGGAGACAGCGCAACCTCAAAGCCCGCCGAGAAGATATTCCGCTTCAATCCTGGTAAGGATCTAAAGGTTTTTCCGCCCAAGCACCCATATTTACCGAAAGGCTGCGGGGATTGCAAGTATAAGAGGTGTATCAATCTCGTGTTTGACAACGAGAAGGATATTTGCAAGGCTTGTAGAAATACAGACAAAGCAATAGTGAAATGGTCAAGAGAAAGGGTGAGAGAACATTTTCACAATATATTGGGTAACGGAAAAAAACAAATTATTATACATAATGGAGAGGTACCTCATATATCAATATCAAACAGCAATATAAAGGTACTAAGTGGGAAAGCCCACAAATACCCTTATGCACGTAATATGGTTATTTTTTATCTTGATCGTTTGATTAACGATTTATCCCAAACTGAATATATAGGAAGTAGTTCTGTCATCAAAGGTGTAGATGTCAAAGGTCATACCTACAATACGAAATGGTATTACTACAGATTGAAATTCTTAGGCAGTTTTTCTTATATTATAATTAAGGAATTTAAAGGAGAATACATAGTTCATCATATTCAAGATAGTGAACATTTTGATGAGTCTAAAATAAAAAACAAGGTATCTACGCAGTCTTCCGATTAGCAAACCGATTTCTTGTGCGTATCAACCTTGATTTCTTCTACAAAAGTACAAACAATTTTTTATTTACCAAACAAAAACGCAAAAAAAATGGCTTTAATTGATAAACTTACCTCCGCCACTCTTCAGCGCATTGCCGTTGGTCTTGCAGATCTATTCGACAAGTCTTTCGAGACGAAATCCTTCGACGGCAAGCCATGGCCAAAGCGAAGAACCGAGTACCGCGGCACGCTGATGAACGCCACTGGCACGCTCCGACGTTCCATCAAGTACTCCGTATCGGCTCGGTCGGTGCGCTTTGTCTCCAATATGCCATACGCCAAAATCCACAACGAGGGCGGTAAGATAATGGTGACTCCAAAGATGAAGAAGTTCTTCTGGGCCAAGTACCGCGAGCTGATGCCGAAAATCAAGCGCAAGAAAAACGGCGACCTTATGAAATCATCTCTCAAGACCGCCAAGATTGCTGAGTTCTACAAGGCAATGGCGCTAAAGAAGGTGGGGGCATTTGTCTCAATGCCTCAGCGCCAGTTCATAGGTCCAGGCAAACAGGTAAACGCCATCGTAGAGAACCAAATCAACGTCTGTATCATTCAGCCAATCACCGAGGCTATCAAACGACAGATCCTCGGCAAATAAAAAAAGCCCCCGGCGCATATCCCTTATAATGCGTCGGGGGCTATTGCTTTGTCCCGCCACCGCCATGTTTGGCGGCCATTATCCATTATTCTTCTTCCAGCCTCAGCGTTATCAATGGATTGTCGCTGTTGTTTCTCAGGATGTGGAGATAAGCCTCGTCCTCTTTGTCCCATACAACCTCTGTCCTTATTATGGTGCTGAGATTGTATTTGTGTGATCTTCTTAGGTATTTTTGGTTGCCTATCCAGTCCTGCATACCTGCCACATTCCATTCTGTAACATTAATACCAGTGTTATTCCATCTATTGTCGATAGCTAGCAATAGCGTCGGTATCCACTGCGGGCGGCTCATCGCCTTGGGCTCCTTAATTACTGTTATTCTCATTTTTGTCTGCTTTTTTGGTTGGTTTCATTTTTGAGCGCCTGTTCGGGTTGCTTCTCAGTGCTATGTGGTTGCCCACCAGCCGGCAGCTCACGCAATATTTCTGGGCGCTGCTGCAAGGGTAATACTCCACCCCGCAGCATTCACATATTCTTTTCTGTGCCATTTCTTTTTTGTGTTTTAGCCGCCGCCAAGTTTGGCGGCCATTATCCATTATCCATTGTCCATTGTCCATTGTCAATTATCCATTGTCCATTATCCATTGGCGCTTGCGCCTACAATGGCAACGACAGCTGCACCGCGTCGGCAGGTATCAGCACCTTCTTCTTGGGCTTCATTATCCTGTTTCCTCCCTTGCCCAGATACCCCTCAATGCCTATGGCCAGGTGCACCAGTCGGTAGAATGTACTCAGGCTGCAGGGGTAGGTTTTTACAACATACGCACGCCACACCTGCACCATACACTTGCTTTGGTTGTATGGCTCGTAGTGCTCGTCCACTATGTGCTTTATCAGCAAGGCGCGCTGCCAGGTGTTTGCGTGCATACGTTAGTAGTTGGTAGTTAGTAGTCAGTAACGCCGCCGCCAAGTTTGGCGGCATTGTCCATTGTCCGTTTTTTAGGGGTCACTTCAGGAGTACCGCGGTGGTCTCTACGCTCTCGATACCGTAGTTTATCTCATCGAGCAATGCGTCTGCCACGCTGTTGTTCTTGCAGGCTTTCTCCACTTTCTTCTGGTCAA